GGAAGGTTTCCAATACACGCCCAGGAAGCCGCGCAAGGACTTGCGCAATAAGAAAGACCGAATAAAAAAGCAGAAGGCCGCCATGTTCACCAAGCTGCGTAACAATACAAATCTGAAAGTAAAAGCAGACGGCAATGAAATTGCTGTGGGTTTCTTTGGCCGCGTAGCCCGTATTGCGCGAGTTCACCAGTTTGGCTTAAATGATCGAGTTGCCAAAGATGGTCCAGAGGTCAGATATGCAGAACGTCGCTTGCTGGGTTTCAGTGTTACAGATAGAGAATTGATACATGATTCCCTGCTGAAACACATCAAGCAATAGCAGAAGAATAATTATGTGCATTCTCTTTCAATTATTGCTACAGTAGCATCTCATGCAAAATTAATTAGGGGGAAAAATGACGGTTAAACTTATTAAATGCAATCTTTGCAAGGTGGAATTCGAATATAGCGCGACAGTCTGCAAAGGGTGCGGCGGCGATATAGTCTATGGTCCAACTACCACCGAGATTGGCGACGCCCGAAAACTTGGTTTCTTCCTGTTTGCAATACCTATTTTTGTCCTTATCTATTTTGTACCACTGATGGTCCGCAATTATGTAGAAATACCGGCAAGTCTTGGGATGGGATATTGGGGCATGTTATTTGTGATTTCCATCGGAATGTGTGGCGGCCTGATTTTTAACGGAAAAGTCCACGAAAAAAAAGCGCATTTAATCAGAACTTTCAAGCGCGAATATTGATTCAAGATCACAGACACCAACTCGTACACTAAATTCAACCATGTCTTCATCTACACAAAAATACTATCGTATAAGCCTGGACATTACAAGACGGTATCAATTTGAGGTGCCAGCAGAAAGCGAAGAGGAAGCAAGAAAAATTGCAATTGCCAGACAGATGACTACAAGCAATATCCCGTCTGAAGTGGGAAGAATAATTTCAAGCATAAAGCTGGAAGCCGAAACAGAGTTTAAAGAGAGTTCGAGAGTAAAACATTTCATTTTTGGCGCTGGAACCATTAAGGCAATAAATAGAACGCAATCTGCAGGAGGCTCAGGATTTTCGGCAAAAACTCTGTTTGATACTGGCGATGAAAAAGATGTTCACTACTCTTCAATGACTCAAGATAAATTTTATCTGTTAGATTGAATAATAAAGCAGGTCAATCAGTTTGCAATTGACCTGCTTTCACCTACCAATTCCGTATTATCAATTCAGCCGTTTTATTCTTAGACCGCCCATTCCCCCCAATGGTGTAAGTAATATCAACTGTACTCACATTCAGCCCTGAATAAATTTCTCGCATCTCAGGCAAATCATTAACGCTAATCAGCATCTTGCCCTTGATGGACTTTGCCAGCCGGGCCATTTCCTCAAATTGATCTAAGCCGAATTTGACGCCATAATCAGCCGTCTTATGGTACGGTGGATCACAATAAAACAGCGTATGCTGCTTGTCATAGCGCCTTACGCAATCTTGCCAGGGCAAGTTTTCAATCACGGTATAGATCAAGCGCGATTGTGCCGCCTCAAAGTCTTCCATAAATTGCCGCTTGTTCAGACGCGGGCCGCGATCAGTCATCGTTCCAAAATGCTGACCAGTCACCTTGCCGCCGAAAGCAGTTTTTTGCAGATAGTAAAAACGGGCGGCGCGCTGTATGTCCGTCAAATGTTCAAGCGGCTGGCTCTGGTATAACTGGAACTGGCGACGACCAACTGGCATCAAGTTGATTTCTTCAGCCAGGGCATCACGGTGGTATTTCACGACACGGTACAGGTTCATTAATTCGCCGTTGATGTCGTTGATAATTTCAGACTTGGCGGGCTTCTTCATAAAGAATAATGCCGCCGCACCGCTAAAGGGTTCTACATAGCAGGTATGTTCAGGAAACAGGGGCAAGATGTGTTTTGCCAGACGGCGTTTGCCGCCCATCCATGGTACGAGTGGTTTGCTCAAAATTGGCTCCGGTGTTAGATGTGGAGCTCGTGGCCCTCAAGTGGTTCAAGGTTTTACAACGTGGGCATTTGATGGCGAGGGCGACAAATTCACCCTCGCCAAGTTTGCGGGAACAAGACCCACAGCGGATAGTCTGCATTTTAAAATCACTCAAAACATGATAGCCTTGGCGCGCCTGTGCACAGGTGACGCGGTCATCGGCCAATCTGGCAGCTCTATCTGCTGGTGCGGTGGCGTACTGAATGTTGACGCATTCGGTACGTCGCCGCGTCCTAATAGGAATATCTCATACCACGCGCACGCGAGGGCAATTCCATAGGTTGATAAGCCGCATAGCAACCCCGCGCTGCGTGACCATTTCAGGCTGACACGTCACCATAGTCAGCATGAAATTTAATCTCGCTGACCTCTCTCGCCGCTTAGAAAATCTCGTCCGCTTTGGCACCATCGCCGAAGTGAAGCACGGCCGCGTACCACAAGTGCGCCTGCAAATTGGCGACATCAAAACCGGCTTCTTGCCCATGGCAACGGCACGCGCTGGCAAAACAAAGACATGGAACCCGCCCACAGTTGGCGAACAATGCGTTTTGCTTTCGCCCTCCGGTGAATTCGCGGGCGGCGTGGTCTTGCCAGGCATTGCCAGCAACCACAACCCCGCACCAGACACCAACCCAGACAACACCCGCACCGAATACCCAGACGGCGCGACGGCTGACTACAACCACGCAGAGCATCACTACATCATCACCTTACCAACTGAGGGAAAGTTTAGTTTTGTCGTGGGCAATACCACGCTTGAACTGCGTAACGATGGCGTGACACTGCGCACGCCTAAATTTGAGGGCGTCAAATCATGAGCCACGGTATCGCTGTTAAAACTCTTGACCGTGCAGGCGGCCCGCATCGAGCTGGTGGGCAAGATTTCTTTGCTGTTGATGGTGCGCTGGTCGTGGTGCTGGGTGACAGCATTACCCCGCATGGCCCTGTACCGCATGCCAGTCCAGTGATGGCGCAGGGTTCTGCCTGGATGACTTTAAACGGCATTCCTGCATGCCGTGCCGGACACCTGGCGTCATGCGGCCACGCAAGTACCGGCCGTAGCTGGTTCGCTATTCCCGAATAAGGAACGCTTATGGCAGGCATGAATCTCTTAACTGGTGAACGTCTGGCAGGCCTGGCACATTTGCGCCAGAGCATTGCCGATATTTTGACCACACCCATAGGCACCCGCGTGATGCGCCGTGACTATGGCAGCCGCTTGTTTGAATTGATAGACCAGCCAGACAACGGCAGCACACAAGTGCGCCTGTATGCCGCCACGGCAGAAGCCTTGTTGAAGTGGGAACCCCGCATCAAGCTCACGCAAGTCAAGCTGTACCGCACAGACCAGCCCGGCAAGGTCATCATTGATTTAAAGGGCCAACTGGTGCGCGCCTCCAAGGCGTTTAGCCTGTCTTTACCTGTCACGGTGAAAGCATGATTGATTTATCCAAGCTGCCACCGCCTGCAGTCGTCGAAGAGCTGGACTTTGAAGCCCTGGTCACAGCCCACAAACAAGACTTGCTGCAACGCCAGCCAAGCGCAGCCAATGTGCTGGCCTTGCCTTCTGAACCACTGGTCAAGCAGGTAGAAGCCTTTGCTTACCGCGAAATGCTCTTGCGCGGCCGCGTCAACGATGCAGCCCGCGCCAATCTGCTGGCGTTTGCCACTGGCACGGATCTGGACCACAAAGGCGCGTTCTACAACCTGGCCCGCATGTCAGGCGAAGCAGACGACCGTTACCGCAGCCGCATACAGTTGCGCATTGCTGCCCTGGCTGGCAATGGCACGGCCGAGCAATACCGCCTGCTTGCGCTGTCTGCCAGCGCCAACGTGCGCGACGCCAACGTTGCCAGCCCAACGCCTGGCAGCATTGCCGTGGTGCTGTGGCTGATCGATGCCAGCCAGGCAGCAGCCACCAGCGCCGCCGTGCTGGCCGCCATGAACGCACCCAACGCCCGCCCGCTGGGTGTGCCTGTCAGCGTGGCCGTTGCGCGGCCTGTGGCCTTGAACGTGACGGCAACACTGTGGCGCGAAGCCAGCGCCCCGGCTGATATCGTCACACAAATTCATGCGCGTTTTGCTACTGCCATTGCCACTTATGCCAGCCTGGGCCGTAACGTGCCGCTGTCCTGGGTAACCGCCCAACTGCAACAACCTGGCATTGCCCGCGTTGAATTCCCCATTGCAGGCCAACCCGCCAGCAATACCGTGCTGGCTGCTGATGAATACGCCATCGCTGGCGCCATCATCCTGACAGATGGCGGTGTGGCATGACTGATCTTGCATTGCTGCTGCCACCCAACGCCAGCGAGCTGGAGCGCAATCTTGTACGCATTGCCCCGCGTGCGGATCTGGACGCGGCTGCAGGCGCACCGGCTAACATTTCCAGCACCATGCCTGCAGCTTTCCAGCCCTGGCTTGCCGCTGAATGGAACCTGGCGCAATTCTCGCTGCACTTCGCCAGCAATGCCGAGCTGATCGCCGCTGGCTTGCCCTGGCTGCTGGAACGCGGCAGCGCCGCCAGTGTGGTGCGTGCCTTGTCCTGGTTGGGCTATGACCAGGTCACGATAGAAGAAGATGAATTTTTGGTACACATCGACCCAGGCACGACAGCCGCCGCACTGGACTTGGCACGTATACGCCAGGTGGTGAATGCGTCCTTACCCGCACACAGCCGTTTTTATCGCCTGTATCACGGCCTGGACTTGCGAGCTGGCCGCTTTGATGCCACCAGCTTTGATCAATGCTTGTTTGATGATGATTCTGGTATCTGGTCTGGTGACCCGGCAACTGATGGCGTCAAGCTGTCATTTAGGGAAACACATACGGCAGCAGTGAACGCGCCGCCAGCACTGGCCCCAATTGCAGCCCACCGCCCGCGCCAGTTAAATACCATCGTTGACGATTCAATGATGCAGCTTGATAGCTGGGTATTCGATAGCGAAATCCGCTTGAACAGCCTGGTCAGCATTAGCGACCTGACTACCGGCCAGGTGAATCAACCGGCTTTGCCGCCTGTGCTGGGCAATCACAACGCGACCTATTGCGCGGTGCCAATGGCGCGCGCCATGCCTGCACCTATCACAGCGATTGCAACAGGCACAGCAAGCACAGTTTGCAGTCCGGCCTTGCCTGTGTACGGCTGGGCTGACCAGTGGGCCAGCGGCTGGGCCGTCTGCTACCCATTAATTTCAAATCCATAGAAAGGCACTGACATGGCAGTCCTGCAAGACCAAGGCCGTATTGAGCTGGCCGAACTGATTAAAAACCGTCCCATTCATTTGGCCTGGGGCCGTGGCCTGCCCGCATGGGATGCCGCGCCCGTATCCGAACCCATCACCGCCACCGCCCTGGTGGACGAGATAGGCCGCCGCGTGGCATCACAAAAGCAATTCGTGGTGCCAGAGTTAGACCCTAACGCACCGAACACTATCAGAGTGCCAGGCGGTGACCTGTACCGTATCGTCAATACGCCATCACGCTGGGTATTAGTCGAATTTGTCTTTGATTATGGCGACGGCGCTGGGCAGGACATCCGCGAGCTGGGCTTGTTCGTCGGCACCGAAGTGGCCGCAGGCCTGCCCGCCGGGCAACGCTATTTCACACCGGCGCAAATCACCGCACCTGGCCGCCTGTACATGCTGGACCGCATCCCGCGCCTGATTCGCTCAGGCGCAACTGAGCAAGTCTATCGCTACGTGTTGCCTTTCTAAGCAGGATATTTATGGATCAAAATATTAACTTACCCGGCTACCTGAACCGGCACGACGCAGCCAAGCAGTTTGATACCGTGCTGTATCGTTCTGACAAGGTCATCCAGTCTGACGAACTGAACGAAACACAAAGCCTGCTGCAAGCCCGCGTCAAGGGCGTGGCTGATGTGCTGCTGGCTGACGGTGCGGTAATTCGTGATGCCCGTATCGTCGTCAATGCCACCACCGGCGCGACTACTTGCGAATCTGGCGCGCTGTATGTGGATGGCGCGGTGCGTGGCATAGCGCCTGCAGCTTTAACCATTGCCGTGGTCGGTATCGTCATTGTGGGCGTGTACTTGCAGCCGCACATACTTACCGAGCTAGAAGAACCCAGCCTACGCAACCGCGCACAAAATACCCGTGGCTTTGACAAAGCCGGTGCAGGCCGCCTGCAAAAGCTGCTGGCCTGGGGCTTTGCCGGTGACGGCCAGACAGGCGATTTTTACCCTGTCTATACGGTAGAAGACGGCACAGTACGCAGCAAAGAACCACCGCCCCAGCTCGATGGCGTGACCCAGGCACTGGCCCGCTATGACCGTGATTCTTCTGGCGGTGATTACGTGGTCAATGGTTTAAACGTTTCCGCTGCAGACAACCTGCCCAGCGGTGAACAGGTCTATACCGTCAGCGAAGGCCGCGCCCGCGTGTTTGGCTTTGCTGTTGAACTGCCCACCAGCCGCCGCCTTGTTTATGCTGCCACACCAGATTTCAGGTACATCGAAAACGAGCCGCACCAATCCACCGGCACCGCCGCCCAGCGCGTGAACTTTGACCGCAGCCCGGCCGCAAACGTCACCCACGTGACCATCACTGCACAAAAGACAATTGATGTAGCACACGGCGGCTTTACGGGTGCACAAGACCCGCTGGAAGATGGTTCTGTATTGGCCGTGCTGTCTGTGAAACAAGGCGCAACGACATATATCAAGGATGTGGACTGGAAATTCACCGCCCAGCAAATGGACTGGTCACTACCTGGTGCAGAGCCAGCACCAGGCACCACTTACAAAGTCACCTATCAATATTTGGCTACTGTGCCAGCCAGCGCCATCGATGCCGACGGCTGCACAGTCACCGGCGCGGTGGCTGGCACGCCTATCCTGGTGAGTTATAACCGCATGCTGCCCCGCATAGACCGCTTGTGCATGGACAGCGCAGGCGCATTGGTTTGGCTGCCAGGCGTGGCCGCAGACCGCAACCCACGCCCGCCAAGCGTACCGGCCAACCTGTTACCACTTGCCAGCGTGCAGCAAAACTGGCGCGCCGGTACACGTACCGTCAACAATGACAGCGTGCGCGTGGTGCCTATGGATACCCTGGCTGCATACGCCAGGCGCATGGACTTGCTGACTGAATTAATGGCCCAGCAGAGGCTTGAATCCAGTACGCAATTGCGTGATGCCACCGCCAAGCGCGGCTTGTTTGTTGACCCCTTTATGTCTGATTCTGTACGTGACCAGGGCTTGACACAAACTGGTGCTATCTTTGGTGGTGAGCTGACCTTGCCCGTAGCGGTAGAGCCGCATTTGCTGTCTGTCGATATGGCCGCGCCTTTAACGCTGTCTTACACCACCATCACGCTGCTGGAACAGGCTTTGCGCACCGGCAGCATGCGTATCAACCCTTATGATGCTTTCGACCCGCTGCCCTCTGATGTCACCCTGAACCCGGCTATAGACCGCTGGACAGATTTAAGCACTACCTGGTTAAGCCCCGTCACGCAGAACATCACAGAAAACCAGACCAGGACTGTGCAACGCTCATCAGTGCAGGCTGATGGCGAAACCTATGAGCGCATCAATGTACTGACAAACGAAATCAGCTACAGCAGCAAGCCTGCTGAATTCATTAGGCAAATCAGTGTCGGTTTTACGATCAAAGGCTTTGAGGCAGGCGAAACCATACAAACCTTGCGCTTTGACGGTATCGCTGTGGTCCCCACCGCCGTGGCCGTGCCAACGCCTGGCACAATCACCGGCACGTTTCAGATACCAGCCAAAGTACCGGCAGGCAGCAAGCGTGTGGAATTTGTGGGTACGCATGGCAGCTTTGGTGTGGCTATCTATAGCGGCATAGGCCTGGAAGCGCAGGACGTGCGCCAGCTAGTGACAGTGCATACATC